GGGGGTTTCAGCAACAAGCTCTACCTCCAATGGAGTCACATAGACAGCCGGAAGCTTACCGGTATACCTTCCCCACTGCATGTCAGAGCCAGCTCTCGTCCAAAGAGTAACTCTAATATTCATGGGTGAGGCTGCTCCTCCGTTCACGTAATCTATCAATCTAATAGTGACATGACCGTTGTGATACCCTTCCTTGTAAAGGTTTCCACTCTTCCATTGAAGGGAAAAGTCAGCGGGGAGAACCCACTCGCCATGGAAAGTTTTCAAGGCCGGATAGTTTGAAGAATACCCAACAACAATCTCTGCTGTTTGTTTAGCAGAGGAGTCCAGGATGAGGTGTTCCTGGAAATCTTCCTGTGGGACAGGTGGCTCGTCATTCAAGTCGGGATGTTGTCTGCCGAGAGGATCGTAAAAGATTCCAAGACGGACGGAAACCAACAAGGGACAGAAGAGCTCCATTTTGTATTCCATCGAGCCTCTCCAAAATTCATGAAAAAGGCCTGGTGCGGCACAACTTGCTGGTCGCGAATCTGCGATCACCTGAGGAGTAACATTCAATGTATACAGCTCGGCGTTGTGAGGTGTGCTAGGAGAGATCTCAAACATATCAACCATGGTCCATCTCCTCGAAAAGAACGAAAAAGACATCTCATCTTGTGATGATGTGGGCAGTCCTGGAGACACCTCATTAAGAGGGTCCACCGCTAGCACATCGGCGTAATCAGCACCCGCCGCATTTCCAAATGTTGCGGACGGGCGAGCCTGGGAGCCAGAAATGGGCTTTGAGAAGCCAAATTTCTGGAGACCATTCCCTACCATTCCAATGACCTCGCTAGGAGTATTCAACATCGAAAGGGCCGGTGATAAATCAGCGACCTGTTCAACAATGTTGGAGACCTTTAAGATCTTTGTGGAAAGTTTTTCTCCTCCAACACATGCTCTTGGAAAGGTTTTTCCAATAGCATATATGAAAGAAACATCTTCTCCAGGGGGATAGACATGGAGCGTGGTTGCGGCTTCCCAATCGTTCTCTGTTGGTATATCTGAGTTGACAGAGCAGTCACATATAACCACTGAAAAACTGACAGGACGAAGCGGAGCTTTGCTAGTTATTTCTGCAATGGTTATAGGACACGTCATTATCTCAATTCCTCTAGGATACTTCCCGAGATAGGCGGCTGCTTTAGGCCGGTTCCTCCAATGGAATCCATGTAGATAGCAGAATCCATCATCGTTGGGGCTCGGACACCGTGACACTAAATCATGATGCCTTTTCGGAAGGCTCACTAGATGAGGATTCTCTTCCTCAAAAGTACGCCAAGCCGAGTAGTAGAGCGCAAACACTGCGGAATGGTCTTCTGCAGGGTGGGTGTTCATCAACTTCCTGAAGGGGGTGTCAAAATCTGGAGGAACAACCACAAGGTTGTTAAGGCCCAATAGGTCCTCTCCGATTGGATAGGGTTCAGGCTCTCCTGATTCTGCTACGAATCCTGGTGATGTGAGGGCTGTCGCTCCAAAAAGCGTCAAGCCGACGAACTCCGCGTACACTCTCAGGGTTACCGTTGGACCCGTGACCACAGAAGTAGTCAATGGGACCAGAGTCGCAATAGCTACACTAGTTTTGTCCTCCGTGGTTACATCAAAAGCGTGATAGGCGTGGAGTGGAGAGATGAATGGCACTTCCATATGCCAGACGGTGGATTCTTCTCCATGTCTCATGAGGATGTGGGGCTTCATAGAAAGAAGCGCCCGCCCATGCTGCGTGGAATAATCCGCGGGGGGGTCTCTGTCATGTCCATAGACAATGGCAGCAATCAGACAGCCAGTGACAGTACCCGGACAGGTAGACACGAACGTCAATTTTATCCCAGTCGCTCTAAAAGCGATGTGGGACGCCCTACTTTGGAAGGTTGGTTGCCCAACCATCAACATTTCAGGGCAAAAGACATCTGGCTGATCCAGAGAGCCGATTATGGCAATCTCTTTGATCAGTTGTCGCCTGTATAGAAAGTCGTGGGGGTTAGTATTCTTTTCGATGGGCATACGCGAAGCCGAAGCATTCACGTTTATGTAGCCAGTATCGTCCTGAACCTCACCCTCAAGAGTCTGCAAGACAACTTGTTCAGTGTCTCCAGACTCTGCGACAAAACGGAGTTCTTCCAATCCACTCCATTGGCTGGCATTTTCCAGCACTGCGAGAGAAGGAGTTCGGGGGTCTTGATACGTCACTGGAACTCTTCCTGTAGGGATAAGTCCAAACTCATTATCATACTCCGCCTCTGCTTTCTCAGCAGCTATTTGTACGCGACGCTCGCATTCCAATGCGGTCTCTTCCAGGCCATCATACTCGTCGATGAGTCTTTGACCTGTTTCTGCAACAATAAAGAGGGGAGGCTGAGGCTTGGAAAATTCCGTAATCTCAGCCACTTTCCCTTCATATGTCCAGAAAAGACAGTCGGGGTGCGCAAGGCCATCACAGGCAGAATAATAGTTCTCAAACCGCTGTTTCAGCGTTTCAAAGCTCTTTCTTCCGCCATACAAAGCCTCTCGCAAAGCCACTTCCGTTAATTGAGCTTGATACTCATTCAAGGTCATGTCTTTGGGGCGTACAAACAAGTGGAAAGGCTGCAGATAAGATGAGGGGGCTAATGCCGCGACATTCATCTTCAATTCAGGATTGTAGTTGAAGTAACGTTTCAAGAATTCACATTCAGTGTAATTCTTAAATCGGAAGTCCTTATCCTTATTGGCCGTGGTCAGTGTTAGACCAAAGCTTGCTGCCGTCTCCACGAGGTGCTCCTGGGTCCATCCAAGAGCTCGCAGTCTGTTGTTCACAGCCGCGACGGTGTCATCACCAAGAGTTGAGAATCTTGCGTTATCACGCACAACAATCTTCTCTTTCAACTTGTGCTCTCTAAAGAATCTCACAAGATCAGCAATGATGACATGGGCCGTTAGCAGGCCATTACCTGCTGCCGTGTAGAGCATGCCCGAAATTAGAAGCCTAAGCATCTTCATAACTGGCCCAAGCATGTCCACTGGGGTGTTGTTACACCAGGCAAGGATCTTGCGAAGCATTTCAACTTCTTCCTTGTCAGTCCACAGGGCCTCAGCGATGTCTATAAAAACCTTCGACGCGAGGTCTCTCAACAAAGCACACTGGCTAGTGTCGAAAGCCTCATAATCGAGATCGAAACAGTTATCACCGAACTCACTACCTGCGAACTCCTCCACAACTTTCTGCCATTCCTCCCCCACCGGGTCTAGCCCGATGGCGGTGCCGAACAGCACTGGATTCGCGGAGATGAAATCCAGAGGGATCCTGAGATACATGCACAATATGACATACTGCTGCATGACTGGGTTGTAAAACAACCGGGGTAGCTTTCCCGGTGCCCTGGCCTCGTCTTTAACGCATGCCGTTGCGGGTAACCAGGGATTGCCACCTTCCTTCAGGATGTGGAGAATATTTTCAATATCTTCCACCATTTCTGGAACAAGTTCCCGCTCGCCGATTTCTCCTGTCACATAATCCTTCTTCTTTCCGCCAATTCCTGACGATTTAGATAGGATCATAGAAGGAACACACCCAGGAATACCATTCACCACCTCCGCAATAGTTAGCGGTCTGGTTTGATACTCTTGGGGAGTGTAATTGGCAAGGGCGACATCTGTGATCTGCTCCTTTATGATCTTCGCGGCGGCGCAAGCCAAATCCGCGTCACCAAGCGGAACGTCACGGGTAACGCTCTCGAGAACTTTTCCTCCAATCTCCCGTACTCTCATCCTGGGTTTTCCTTTCTTCAGTCTAACACCAAGGTGCTCGATAGCCTGATCCAAGTACGGATTCACCTCGAGCTCTGAGCGGGGAGTATAGTTGTGGGCTCGCCAGCCGAAGATTTCCACGTCTCTCCCTTCTGGAAGGAAGTTGACTGGATGCTTCGGGTCAGGGCCACATTCAGCTGTCAGCGTTCCCGCTTTTATAGAATACGGAGCTATGTACAGTGGTAAGCCAAAACCGCTGGCGACGAAAGAGGATAGTGCCTCATTGTACTGCGACCGGAGGATGGGCTGAATCAAGCTATTTACAGACTTGTTTCCAGCAACATGAATTCCAGCGACAATCTTGTGAACGGTGTCTCCCAAATACGGGAGGCCACACTGTCCACTAGCGGTCTCCAAAGACCTGCCAAAAGCACTGTACCCTTTCTGGGTTCCCAGTACTAGTCCATGCACATTCTTAAGGTCATATTTAATGTCTTGTAACGTAGCCTGGATTTTCTCGGTTTCCCAGCTTCCTGACTGATTCTTCACCATTTTGACAATGAACATCTTTTCAGTAAGGTTCTCTGGGAGATAGTTGATCAAATCTTTCTTCGATTCAACTGATTTTTCTCTCATGTATAGAAACATGAGATCACAACCCGGAGCGATGAACATCCTGTGTGATTCAATCACAACAGGCTTCTTGTTTTCTCGCAACATCCACACGGGAGCAACTTTGCCACGCATCAAAAATGCATGAGCAACAGTCACTGCTATGTCTGAATTCAGATAAAGGATGTGAACAGGCTGTTCAATCGGATCTTCAGTACTATTCATCGGCAAAATTTCCCTAATGGTGACTTTTTCACTGTTTCGTTGTAAAATGTCTATCAGGTCTTTTTCTGCAATAGTACGAGTTCGAAGATCCGCTTCTATCGGGGTCCTTTTTACAGGGGCCCAGATAGGATCGGGAGCCTTCGTCGCCTTTGGAGGTTCTACCGCAGCAATCGAAACGGTGACCGCTGCATCTTCCTCCTTCTTCCCAACCACGGGGGCTGTTTGGGCCTCATACCTGTCCGGGAAAAGCGATACGATTGTCCGCAGAGCGGATGGTACCGTTATTAGGACAGTCAAAGCGGCAAATACATAACCAGCGGTTGTGCCCCAGGAGCGTATCGAGGCCGTATGTACGTCTACGAGCTCTGGAATGGTGTGGTATCTAAATCTGCGCCAAGAAGCGCGAATCTTTCTACATACCAAGACTAGGGCAAAAGAGAGAACGAAGACAAGGGACGCAAGCTCAAAGGTTAAGTATCCATAGAAAACGGACCTTACCAAGTAAGCTAGGAAGCAAAAAGCAATGCTCTCAAGGATATTCTCCTCCAAGACGATAAAGCAAAGGGAAGAGCGTGCAGTGAGACCACACGACATCAACCTAAGCCGAACCGCAATTACATCGTAGATGCTGGCACCCTTGTTCTTCAAAAAGGACAAAGTGTCACTTACTCCCATCTCAGCAACGCACCCGGGTTTTTCACAGGCGCAAAACTTTTCTGGGAGAAGCTTACATTTTCCACAAATGGGAAGCTTCAAAGACTCCTCTCTCGAAGTCATCAATGCTTCTTGCCGTGCAAAATGCTGTTCCATCTCTGATCTCAAGTACTCAAGATAAGAGAAATTGTCAATGAAACCTTCTCCAGAGAAAACGTTTTTCTGAGTAGGGGGAGCATTTCCGATCTTGATCCATGTGTATGGTCTAAAAAGGAGAGCGCCACCAAAAGGTGCGTCAGCTCCGGGCTTCGATAAATCTAAGCCTCCACTCTCGTTCTGAAATTCTGGTCTCACGACAACTTCGGCAGAAACACCTGTTCGTCTAAGCCCTGCCAGATGTGCTCGCAAGTCTTCCTCAACTCCTCTAGTGGCATCGTTATCACACAAGCAGTAGAAAATATTCCGATAAAAATGTCTCCCTTTTTCAGGAAGATCGGCTTTTTCAATGGCTCGGTAGGTATTGTTAACCATTTCGAGTAGAAAATTTAGGAGAGATTTGCCAGCAGTTCTAGCAGGGCCTTTCGCATTTCCCATGTCATCTAGGAATACCAACGTTGTTCGATTACTCGAAACTTCGTCGGTTTTTGTAGCCAGATTTATAGGAGCTATACTCATAAGATCTCGTATTCCTCTCCATTCATGGAGGAGAGGAAAGATCTCGTAAGCAAATGTGCTTTTGCCGGTGTTTGGTTTACCATCAAGGGAAAAACCAAAAGGTACGATCTTGGACTGATTTCGGAACATCCACGAGCTCATCGATAGATAGAGCTCAGTGCAATCTTCCTTCATCCTGACATCATAGATTCCTCCATACTCGGACTCCACTCTCTTTCCTGCGGCTATTTCAAGGCGCGCTAATCGATCGAAGAATTTCTGAGCTTCAACGGGATTCATATTGATTATTCCAAGAGAAAGTTTTCTGTAGGTTTCACGGCATTCCGAGAATTCAGTATAGAATGAATTGCCACATAGCAATTTTTCAAACACGTCCCTCGAAAACCATGAACCTTCAACTTCCATTGTCGTCTTTTTGACCTGTAGCACTTGGCGGACTATCGTGGAGACAGAAGCCCCACCAGTCCTAAATGCAACACACAGTAACTCCCATTGCCTTACATAACTCGTTGCGGAGAAACATTTAGACAAGAGAACTGGTAAGGTGCAAATCAAAGCCAGGCCTGAAGCCAGGACTGTACCAACAGGCGAATCCTGGAATTTTCCAATCTTTTCAAAATCCATCGAGAAAACATCTAGCCATGTATTACTCTCGGCATCGTCAGAAATTTCTCCTGATTCTGCTACAAAGAATGATCCACAGGCTTTCTTTATCTCAACAGACAACATCTTCAGCAATTCTGGAATGGCATCGCCATAGACTGCTTTCAGATCTGTGAAAAGAGTTGAAAAATTTGTGAAATGATGAAGAATGCAAAGGGCTTTCGAATCCTTGTAACTCGGAGCAGTAAAGCAACGAGATAGGAATGTGCCTACTAGGCGGGCTCCACCATTTTCCCCCAGCAAATCAAAAGCAGCTGTCCATGCGGAAGAGTCTTTGACAACTTCAACTTCTCCAAACTCAATAATCCGTGATTCAAACGAGGAAATCGTTGAGTCACAAGACACTTCATCGTCAGGAGCGGCTGAGAAGTCATTCTCTTTCAGAACATCATTAGGAAAAGCCTTACGCACTTCCTCCTCAAAGGCTCTCTCTGCACATTTTTCTCGAATAGTAAATTTGACTGAGAACACCTTTCTTGAAGGAATTGTGAATAAAATCAAACTCATTGTGCGAAGAATCAATTTCAACTGAACTCCGCACACAATTACTTCTGAGGGATATTCAAAGATGGCATCTATCGCTTCGAGAACGAAATGAAGAGAAAGCCTGAACGGAAGGGACTTCACGTATTCGATGGAGACAAAATAATACAATGTGTCTCGCACCAAGTAGGAAAGATAGTAGGCCATCCACAGCATCGAAAACTTGAGCTGAGAATAACGAAGGTTTTCCTGTTCTGCTTCCTTGTCCGCCATAGCTATCAGCTTGGCGGCTGGGGGGGGCTTCTGAAAGTAAAAGGAATCTATTCCAGAAGCAAAAGATGAAACGGTAGGGACAGTTTTTGACGATTTATCATCTTTTACGGTCACGCTAGGTGTCTCTATCTTCTCGCTGGCATATGTTCGAGCAGTGCGGACCTCAAGGTCAGCACTACGGTGACTTACGGATGATTCGTCATCAGGAGGAGTTGCAAAATACTCATCGCCTGTTGCCGTATCAAAGCCAGCAGACCCGATGTCACAAAATTCTATGACAGCGGGTTTAATAGGGGGTGCCGGACGATCCCCTGGGATAG